ATTAATGGCTCAGGCAACGTTGGTATTGGAACGACTAGTCCTAATAGCAAATTACACGTAGCTGGTACAGTTAGTCTTTCAACCCCATTGGCGAATTTTGATGGTAATGTTGGTTCTGGTGTTTATGGCGCTGTAAGTGTAAGAGTTGATAATATTAACTATGGAACCGCCATGAAATTCTATCGATCTTTAAGTGCTGATAACAACGCCATAGGTTTTCAGAATGGCGCTTCTACAGTAGGAAGTATAAGTATAGGTGCATCAAGCACCTCTTATAATACAACTTCTGATTACAGATTAAAAGAAAACTTAACCGCAATAACAGACGGTATTGATAGGTTAAAGCAGCTTAAACCAAGAAGATTTAACTTTATAGGCAACGCGGATGTTGTAGACGGTTTTATAGCACACGAAGCTAAAGAAGTTATACCAGAGTCTGTTACTGGCGAAAAAGACGAGGTATTACCAAACGGAGATCCAGTTTATCAAGGAATAGATCAAGCTAAAATAGTACCTTTATTAACAGCAGCTCTTCAAGAAGCTGTAACAAAAATAGAACAACTAGAAACAAGAATACAAACATTAGAAAATAAATAAAAATGGCAGTAACTTACGATTGGAATTGTAAAACAGTAGACGTACATCCTCAAGAAGAAGGGCAAACAGATGTAGTATATAACGTACACTGGATAGTGACAGGAGTTGATGGAGATTATTCAGCAACTAATATAGGTACTCAAATCGTCCCTTTAAGTGAAGGCGGTGCGTTCATACCCTTTGAAGACTTGACAAATGAAACAGTTGTTGGGTGGACAAAAGAAGCTATGGGTCAAGATGAAGTAGACAGAATAGAAGCTAGCGTAGCTAGTCAAATAGAAGCTTTAATAAACCCAACTTCTGTAACTATGACAATAGGAGAGTAAATAATTAAGTTTACACGTAATAATAAACTTATAAATAACAATTAAATTTAATAAAATGGAAAAAGTAAAAGCAATTAAAGAAGAAGAGTTAGTTAAATTACAAGATTTAGTTAAAAATTTTAATCAGCATCAGCTAAAACTAGGTGAGCTAGAAATTGAAAAACACCAAATATTACACGGGGCTAGTAAAGTTCAAGAAGATTTACAAAAATTTCAAGAAGAGCTGAGAAGTACCTATGGAGACATAACTATAGACATAAACGACGGATCTTACAAGAAGTTAGATAATGAGCCTAGTACGGAAAATTAGTATTGGGAGAGACTATAAGAATGACGCTATGCACTATTCTGTTGGACAGGAAGTATATGGCGGTCATACTATAGCTAATATAATAGAAGAAGAAAATAAGTATTCTATATATATAAAGAAAGGAAATGAATTATTGCCTTGGAAAGACTTTAATAAAAACATGGCAATTGCAATTGAATATGATCTACAGTATTAATGAAATCAATTTTTAATTTTATAGTAAGACCAAAAACAAATAGATCAACTTCATCTAAAATAATTGAAGGCAAGGAGCTGCTGTTAAACACGGAGCTACAAAACCATAATTACGTAAGTAGGCAAGGTATAGTTTTATCAAAACCATTACTTGGAAATACTAATATAAAAAAAGGTGATGAAGTTATATTACATCATAATGTTTTTAGAAGGTTTTACGACGTTAGAGGTAATGAAAAAAATAGCAAAAGCTATTTCGAAGAAGATAAATACTTTGCTCAACCGGATCAAATATATGCTTATAAGTCAGGTAATGAATGGAAAGCAGAAAAAGGGTTTTGTTTTATAAAGCCTATAAAGGAAGACAAAATGTTTTCTATAGATTTTGAAAAACCTGGGCTCGGTATTGTTAAATATACAGATGGAAGCATAGAAAAAGAATCTTTAGTTTCTTTCAAAGTAGGTATGGAATATGAGTTTTTCATTGAAAAAGAAAGACTATATAGAGTGCCAACCAATCAAATTACAATTAAATATGAATATCAAGGAAACGAAGTCGAATATAATCCAAGCTGGACACAAAGCAGTTGAGGAATTAATTAAAGTGGCAAAAGAAGCTATAGTTGATTCTGACGATGATATATCAGCTGATAGGCTTAAGAATGCGGCTGCTACAAAAAAGCTTGCGATATTTGATGCTTTTGAAATATTAAATAGGATAAAGGAAGAGCAAGACATGCTTGATAACAAACCTAAAGAAGAGGTAGCTAAGAAGTCTTTTAGTGGGTTTGCTGAAAAAAGATCTAAGTAATGTACGAGCAGACTTTATATAAAATTGTTGAACCTATAAAACTTACGACTATATCTAGGCTTAATAAAGCTAAGAAATGGAAGTATGGATATAACAAGGAACATGACATTGTTGTAATAAGCAAGACTGGGCAAATAGGTGAGATATACGAAATACAAGGTTTTAGAATAGCTCTTCCAAAAGCTCCTTCTAAAATAGACAAAACAAATGATAAATGGACAGTTGAAGATTATCCAAAAGAATTAAAGCAAATACAAAGTGTATTCGATTGGAGAGACTATCCTGAAGAATTCCAAAATAAATGGGAACCATATATAGATGAACAATTTAAACGCCGTGAAGAAGGGCATTGGTTCAATAATAAGGGTTTGGCTACTTACATTACTGGTACTCACTTTATGTACTTGCAATGGTCTAAAATTGACGTCGGCCAGCCTGAATTTAGAGAAGCCAATAGATTATTTTTTATATTCTGGGAAGCGTGTAAAGCGGATTCCAGATGCTACGGTATGGCCTATCTTAAGAACAGGCGTTCCGGATTTTCTTTTATGGCGTCAGGTGAAACGGTAAACCTTGCTACAATATCAAGTGATGCAAGATTTGGTATATTATCAAAGTCAGGGTCTGATGCTAAAAAAATGTTTACAGACAAAGTAGTACCAATATCAGTCAACTACCCTTTTTTCTTTAAGCCAATACAAGACGGTATGGATCGTCCAAAAACAGAATTAGCTTATAGAATACCCGCATCAAGACTTACGAGAAAGTCTATACAGAACAAACAAAATGACGAAATATTAGAAGGGTTAGACACAACTATTGACTGGAAAAACACTGGTGACAACTCTTATGATGGTGAGAAATTAAAACTACTAGTACACGATGAAAGTGGAAAATGGGAAAGACCAGACAATATATTAAATAACTGGCGTGTAACTAAAACGTGTTTACGTTTAGGAGCTAGAATTATAGGTAAGTGTATGATGGGGTCAACATCAAACGCTTTAGACAAAGGGGGTGAAAACTTTAAAAAGCTTTATTACGCTTCTGATGTTACCAAAAGAAATAAGAATGGTCAAACCAAATCAGGTTTATATTCTTTATTTATTCCAATGGAATGGAATTATGAGGGTTTTATTGATGAATACGGACATCCTGTATTTGATACGCCAGCAGAAGAAGTTTTAGGGCCATATGGAGACCCTATAGAGATTGGAATTGTTGAGCATTGGAATAACGAAGCTGAAGGTTTAAAAAGCGATCAGGATGCTTTAAATGAATTTTACAGACAATTTCCACGTACAGAAGAGCATGCGTTTAGAGACGAAACTAAGAGTAGCTTATTTAATTTAGCAAAAATATACGAACAAATTGATTATAACCAAGATTTACGAAACACAAGTGTAGTGAGTACTGGTAACTTTAGCTGGGAGAATGGAATAAAAGATTCAAAAGTTTTATTTACTCCAAATCAGCAAGGAAGATTTAAAATAACTTGGGTTCCTAGTTATGATATCCAAAACAGGCAAGTTATAAAAAACGGAATGAAATACCCAGGTAATGAACATATGGGTGCGTTTGGATGTGATAGCTATGATATATCCGGAACAGTTGGTGGTAATGGTTCAAAAGGTGCTTTGCACGGTTTAACAAAGTTTAGTATGGAAGATGCTCCACCTAATACTTTTTTTCTAGAATACATTGCAAGACCTCAAACTGCTGAAATATTTTTTGAAGATGTGCTTATGGCGTGCATATTTTACGGTATGCCATTACTAGCAGAAAATAATAAACCTAGATTGTTGTATTATTTTAAAAGAAGAGGTTATAGAGGATATTCAATGAATAGACCTGATAAACTTTGGAATAAATTATCTACAGCAGAAAAAGAAATAGGTGGTATACCAAATTCAAGCGAAGATATAAAACAAGCTCACGCTGCAGCTATTGAGTCCTATATAGATAAGCATGTTGGACTGAAAGAAGATGGCAATTATGGGGATTTATATTTTAGTGAAACATTAAATGATTGGGCTAAATTTGATATAAATAATAGAACAAAGTATGATGCAGCTATTAGTTCAGGACTAGCTATAATGGCTTGTAATAAAAACTTATATAGACCTAACCCGATTATGCAAAAAAGAAAATTAAACTTAAGCATCGCTAAATACAGTAACGGCGATTCAATTTCAAAAATAATAAAATAAATATGGCTGAGTCAATTGTAAAAAGTACTTTTCCTAGTCAAGTAGCTAGTGATGCTGAAAAAATGTCACCTGAGTATGGGCTTAAGGTTGGTAGAGCTATTCAAGATGAATGGTTTCAATTAGATTCTGGTACTAATAGATATCGAAGCAACCAACATACGTTTCATAAGTTAAGGTTATACGCTAGAGGTGAACAGCCAATACAGAAGTATAAAGATGAATTATCTATTAATGGTGATTTATCTTATCTAAACTTAGACTGGAAGCCTGTACCTATTATACCAAAATTTGTTGATATAGTAGTTAATGGGATATCAGAAAGAGCCTTTGATATAAAAGCATATTCACAAGATCCGTATGGTGTTAGCAAAAGAACGGAATATATGGAGAGTGTACTTAGAGATATGTACACAAAAGACCTTAGCAATTTTGTACAAGAGAACTTTAATATTGCGTTATTTGAAAACCCTGAAGAGGATTTACCTGAAACACGTGAAGAACTAGAAGTCCATATGCAGCTTACATATAAGCAAGCTGTAGAAATAGCCGAAGAGCAAGCAATAAACACTTTGCTTGATGGCAATAATTACGATTTAACTAAAAAGCGTTTTTATTATGATTTAACTACTATAGGTATTGGTGCTGTAAAAAATAGATTTACACTATCAGAAGGTATTATGGTGGAATATGTAGATCCTGCTAATTTAGTTTATTCCTATACAGAAGATCCTAATTTTCAAGACATATATTATGTAGGCGAAGTTAAAGATGTTACTATAAACGAAATTAAAAAACAATTTCCAAATTTAACAAATGAAGATTTGGAAAGGATATCTAAGACATCGTATCAAAGCAACAGTTATTATGATCGCCCTTTAAATAACTCTGCAAGTCCAGATGTTAATACAGTGCAAGTTTTATATTTTAACTTCAAAACTTACATGAATGAGGTTTACAAGGTTAAAGAAACTGCTACTGGGGCTTCAAAGGTAGTGCTCAGAGACGATCAGTTTGATCCACCTGTTGAGATGCTTGAAGAACAGTTCGGAAAATTATCTAGGTCCTTAGAAGTGTTATATGAAGGTGTACTTATATTAGGTACTGATTATTTACTTCAATGGGAATTAGCTAAAAATATGATGCGACCTAAAAGCGATCATACTAAAGTTAAAATGAACTACAGCATTGTAGCCCCAAGAATGTATAAAGGTAAAATTGAATCTTTAGTAAGCCGTATAACAGGGTTTGCAGATATGATTCAACTTACGCATTTAAAGCTACAGCAAGTATTATCAAGAATGGTACCAGACGGTGTTTATCTTGATGCTGACGGTTTAGCTGAAATTGATTTAGGTAACGGTACTAATTACAACCCGCAGGAAGCATTGAATATGTTTTTCCAAACAGGTTCTGTGATTGGTAGGTCATTTACACAGGAAGGGGATATGAACCCTGGCAAAGTACCTATTCAAGAAATAACTAGTGGTGCTGGTGGAAATAAAATGGCATCTTTAATTCAAACGTATAACTATTATCTGCAAATGATAAGAGATACGACTGGATTGAATGAAGCTAGAGATGGATCAACACCGGATTCTAAAGCGTTAGTTGGTATACAAAAGATTGCAGCAGCAAATTCAAACACAGCTACAAGACACATACTTACAGCTGGTTTATTTTTAACTGCCGACTTAGCGGAGTGTCTATCATTGAGAGTTTCAGATGTATTAGAGTATTCTCCAACTAGAGATGCGTTTATACAAAAAATAGGTGGACACAACGTAGCGACTCTCCAAGAAATGGGGGATCTTCATTTATACGATTTTGGTATATTTTTAGAGCTTACGCCTGATGATGAAGAAAAGCAAATGTTAGAAAACAATATTCAAACAGCTTTATCTGCAGGGTTAATTGATTTAGAAGACGCTATAGATATTAGAGAAATAAGAAACATAAAGTTAGCTAATCAAGTACTGAAGATTAGAAGAAAAAAGAAACTTCAGAGAGATCAAGCTATGCAGCAGCAGAACATTCAAGCTCAAGCTCAGGCTAATGCTCAAGCACAGCAAGTTGCCGCTCAAGCTGAAATACAAAAGAATCAAGTTATTACAGAGCAAAAAGCACAGCTTATGCAAATAGAATCTCAACTTGATGAAAGAAAAATGCAATTGGAAGTACAGTCTAAAATGCAGTTAATGCAACTTGAGTTCCAATACAACATGCAGATTAGAGATATAGATGCAAACAAAGCGGCTAATGATGAATCTGAAAAAGAAGATAGAAAAGATCAAAGAGTAAAAATGCAGGGAACTCAACAAAGCGAGTTAATTAATCAAAGAAAAAACAACACACCGCCTAAAAACTTTGAATCTGCAGGTAATGATATATTAGGTGGTGGATTTGACTTAGGTTCTTTCGAGCCTAGGTAATAATAGTAATAATAATTATATAATATTTTATCATGGAAGAACAATTACAAGAAGGTGTTCCACAGGAAGAAGTTAAAGTGGAAGAAACACCTACAACAGAAGAAAAATCCCCTATGTCTTATGAAGACGGGGTAATTAAGGTAGACTTAACAGAGTTAAACAAAACGCAAGAAGATACCGCTGAAGAACAAAAAGTAGTGGATGCTAATGAACCAGTGGAAGCTAGCGAAGAAGTGGTTGAAGAAGTACCACAGCAAAAAGAGTCAGTTCAAAATGAACAACCAGTTCTTGAGGAAATAACTGAAGAAGAGGTTGAAGAGCAAACAGAACAGCTAACTGAAGATATTGCAGAAGCCGTAGCTGAGCAAGAAAGTAAAGGTGTTGATTTACCTGAAAACATACAGAAAGCCGTTGACTTTATGAATGACACTGGCGGAAGTTTAGAGGATTATGTAAAACTTAACACTGATTACTCTGCGCTAAATGAAACTCAGTTGCTAAGAGAGTACTACGAAAACACTAGACCTCATCTTGATAAAGAAGAGATTGACTTTTTAATGGAAGACAATTTTGCATACGACGAGGATATTGACGAAGAAAGAGATATACGTAAAAAGAAAATAGCTCACAAAGAAGAGTTAGCTAAGGCTAAAAACCACTTAGATGGTTTAAAGTCTAAATACTACGAAGAAATTAAAGCTGGATCAAAATTAAATCCAGAACAACAAAAAGCGGTTGAGTTCTTTAACCGATATAATAAAGAACAAGAGGAAACAACTGAATTAGCTAAGAATCAAAAAAATGTGTTTTTAGAAAGAACTAATAAAGTTTTCAATAATGATTTCAAAGGTTTTGATTATCAAGTTGGAGACAAGAAATATAGGTTCAATGTTAAAAATGCGGAAGAGGTTAAAACAAACCAAAGCGACATTAATAATTTTATCAAGAAGTTCTTGAATGAAAAAAACGAAATGTCTGACGCTTCTGGTTATCATAAATCTCTATTCACAGCTATGAATCCTGATGCAGTAGCAAAACACTTTTATGAGCAAGGCAAGGCTGATGCGATAAAAGACAGTATGGCTAAAACAAAGAACGTTAATATGGATCCGAGAGGGGTTCATGAAAATACAACGGCTCCTAATGGCTGGACTGTGCGATCTGTAAATGGTGTTGATTCTTCTAAATTAAGAGTAAAAATTAGAAAATAAACAAATTTAAAAATTAAAAATTATGGCAGGAGCATTTCCAAGTCCGGGCACAGGTGCCCAATTAAACCACTTAACTCCACGTCCTATTAAAGGATTATTTGGAGACAATTATTTATCAATTACTGATTTAGATTTTACACAACAATTCTTACCAGAAGTATATGAGAAAGAAGTAGAACGTTACGGAAACCGTACAATCTCTGGATTCTTACGTATGGTAGGCGCTGAAATGCCAATGGCTTCAGACGTTATTGTATGGTCTGAACAAGGAAGATTACATGTTGCTTTTGACGATTGTACTATCGATCAATCAGTAGCTGCAACTAACACAATTACTTTTGTAGCTGATCCTGCTGGAACTGCTGGAGCTCAAACTGCTACTCAGAAAGCTGGATTATTAGCAACAGGTGCTACTATTAACATTACAGCTGGATTAATTTCAGTAAAAGCTAGAGTAAGCTCTACTTATACTGCAGGAGACACTACTGTAACTGTTACTCCTTACGGAGCTGCTGATTTAACCGCTTTAGGTTTATCTGCTTTGACAGGTGTTAAAGTTTTCGTATACGGTTCTGAGTATGGAAAAGGATCAGGAGATGTAGGTAATTCTATTGATGCTAAATTCACACAATTTAACAACAAGCCAATTATTCTTAGAGATAAGTATAATGTAAATGGTTCTGACGTTGCGCAAATTGGATGGGTAGAAGTAGCAACAGAAGCTGGAACATCTGGTTACTTATGGTACTTAAAATCTGAGCACGAAGCTAGATTACGTTTTGAAGATCAATTAGAAATGTCTATGATCGAAGCTGTTAAAGATGACTCTGGTATTGCTGGAGGAGCTGGAGCTGCTGGATTCACAGGTTCTGAAGGATTATTCGCTGCTATCGAAGATAGAGGTCTTATTTATAACGATCCAGATTTTGGAGCTGCTGCAACTGCAGGTGCACCATTTGGAGGATTAACTGAATTTGATGCTATTTTAGCAGAGCTAGACAAGCAAGGAGCAATCGAAGAGAATATGTTATTCTTAGATCGTTCAACTTCTTTAGCTATCGACAACATGCTAGCACAAGCTAACAACACGGGAGTTGGTGGAACATCTTACGGTGTATTCGAAAACTCTGAAGATATGGCACTTAACTTAGGCTTTTCTGGTTTCCGTAGAGGATCTTACGATTTCTACAAAACTGACTGGAAATACTTAAACGATTCTACAACTCGTGGATTAGTTAATGACGTATTAGGTGTAGTTGTTCCTGCTGGAGTATCAACTGTTTACGATCAGCAATTAGGTCAAAACATTCAACGACCATTCTTACACGTGCGCTACAGAGCTTCTGAAGCTGACGATCGTAAAATGAAGTCTTGGATCACTGGATCTGTTGGTGGTAACTTTACTTCTGCTGTTGATGAAATGAACGTACACTTCCTTTCTGAAAGAGCATTATGTACTCAAGGAGCTAACAACTTTGTATTATTGAAGAAAACTTCGTAATGTAAATTAATGTAATTCTTACCCTCGTTGTACTGACGGGGGTAATTATTACTCTTATATGACATTAGCCCCTTACTAGTTATATACTAAGGCTATTGTCACAATTTTAAACTATTTAATTATATTATATCATGGCTAAAAAAGCTACAAAAGCAGAAGAAACTGTTGAGGTTGCACCTCAGCCAACTAGTGCAAAAACTGCACCAGTTCAAAAAACACCAGTTAAACCAAGCTGGGAAATTAAAGATAGATTATATCTATTAAAAGGCAATAAAAAACCTGTTATTTTTACACTACCAGCAAAACACTCAGCTGTTAGACCTTTGTTATGGTTTAACCCAGAAACTGGAGAACAAAAAGAAATAAGGTATGCTACAAACCAAAACTCACCCTTTGTAGAAGAGCAACAGGGAACGGCTACATTAGGTCGTATTATCTTTAGGGATGGAGCTTTGACAGTTCCAAAAGAGATGCAAAATTTACAAAAAATACTATCTCTATATCACCCTTTAAAAGATCAACTATATACAGAGTATAATCCAGTGCAAGAATCTGTTGACGAACTAGAGTACATAAACATGGAAATTGACGCGTTAACATTAGCTAGAGAACTTGACATAAATCAAGCAGAAAGTATTTTAAGAGTTGAATATGGAAATAAAGTAGATACATTAAGTAGCTCAGAGTTAAAAAGAGACTTAATTATATTTGCTAAAAGAAATCCTTATTTATTTATAGAATTAGCTAACGATGAAAATGTAGAGCTTAGAAACATAGGTATTAAAGCTACACAAGCAGGTATTATACAATTATCACCAGATCAAAGAACATTTACATTTGGTGAAACAAAAAGGAAATTAATGACAGTTCCTTTTGATGAACATCCATATTCAGCATTAGCTGCATTCTTTAAAACAGATGATGGTATGGAAGTTTACAAACATTTAATTAAAAGACTATAAGTCACTAATTATAGTAGCTAGGCCGCTGTAATGGTGGCCTAATTACTATAAATAATAAATTTACAACAATATGGCGGAAATTAATGACAGTTCCTTTTGATGAACATCCATATTCAGCATTAGCTGCATTCTTTAAAACGGATGATGGTATGGAAGTTTACAAGCATTTAATTAAAAGACTATAAGTCACTAATTATAGTAGCTAGGCCGCTGTAATGGTGGCCTAATTACTATAAATAATAAATTTACAACAATATGGCGGTAAGCATAGATACTGTATATCAGAAAGTTTTAGGTATACTTAATAAAGAACAACGTGGGTACGTCACAGCTCAAGAGTTTAATTTATTTGCTAATCAAGCACAGCTAGATCTTTTTGAGCAATACTTTTATGATATAAATCAGTTCGGTAGAATGCCTGGTAATAGCACAGAGTATTCTGATATGCTTAATATATTGAATGAAAAAATTAATGTATTTGAAACTACGGCTGCGCCAACTCGTACAGGAAGCTTTTTTGACGAGCCAACTGATCTATATAGATTAGGAACAGTAGTATATAAAAATACAACTACAAATACCTTTGGTGTGGCATCTACAGAAAGCATCGAAGCGGAGCGCATTAATGCTAATGAATTTTTATACATAAATTCATCTCCATTAACAAAACCAAAAAATATTAGACCTGTGTTTGTATCAAATACAAGCGGAATCAGGGTTTACGGTAACAATGAAATAACGGATGTTACTGAAGTAGAGTTTCAATATATAAAGAAGCCAGCTAAAGTAGAATGGAAATACCAAATGGTGCTTGGTGAGGCTTTATATGATTCAACATACTCTGTAGACTTCGAGCTGCACCCTTCAGAAGAAGTTGAGTTAGTTACAAAAATACTAGAGCTGTCAGGTTTACTAGTTAAAGACTATAACCTATATAACGTTGCTAATCAAGAAGAAATAGAAACTATCCAACAAGAAAAATCTTAATAAATGGGACTTATAAATCAAACAAACGAAGACTACTACTTAGGTCCTGATGGGATTTGGAATAGTCTAGACGAAAACTACGGCGACTATCAGTCTATTTCTTTAAAAGATATTGTAAATAACTTTATAATTTCATATGTTGGAGAAGATAAAATCATAAGTAAAATAAAAAGAACTGATGTTGCTTTTCATGCTCAGCGAGGAATACAAGAATTAAGCTTTGATACTCTACCTTCTTTTAAATCTCAAGAGATTGAAATATCTTCTCAACTATATTTTGTGTTACCACAAGACTATGTAAACTACGTGAAAGTAACGTGGACAGATAAAGACGGTATTGAAAGAGTCATATACCCTGCCCATAAAACAAGCGACCCCCTACCTATCATACAGGATAGTAGCTATGAGTATACTTTTGATGAAGACGGTGAGATATTATACGCTCAAGATTCTGAAACTTGGAAACGATTTAGCAATCCTCGTAACTCACAAGATAGCTTAGAAGGCCAACTTCACAGAAGAGTTAATGGTGAAAGATATGGACTAGACCCTCAATACGCTCAATCAAATGGTGTTTTCTTTATAGATCAAATAAAAGGCTTAATAAGGTTTAGCTCTGACATGGTAGGTCGCATAGTTACATTAAAATACATAAGCGATGGGTTAGCAACCGATGGAGAAATGATTGTTCATAAACTAGCTGAGGAAGCTATGTATAAATACATCGCACACGCTATCTTAGCAACAAGAATTAACGTTCCAGAATACATAGTATCTAGATTTAAAAGAGAGGCGGCTGTTGCAAAGAGAAATGCTAAGTTAAGATTATCAAATATAAAACTAGAGGAAATCACTCAAGTAATGAGAGGTAAGTCTAAGCAAATAAAACACTAACATATGCCAGAGTTTATTCGTAATTTTATCAAGGGTAAAATGAACCAAGACCTTGACGAACGTTTAGTTCCGAATGGAGAGTATAGAGATGCTTTGAATATCAATATATCTAATTCAGAAGGAAGTGATCTTGGGGCTATTGAAAACATTAAAGGAAACTTAGAATTAAAATATGAATCTTTTAACGAATCTACAGGCGTATACACCGAGTGGTCAGCTGGCTACATAGCCGATGCGATGGTAAATCCTACTTGTATAGGGTCCATAGCTAATAATGTTAGCGAAAAAATATATTGGTTTATAGCTTCTGAAAATATAAGTGCCATCGCTGAATACGACAAGAATAGCGATTTAATAAAACCTATTTTAGTTGACACACAAGGTATACTCAATTTTTCTAAAGATTATTTGATAACGGGTATAAACATAATAGAAGACTTACTATTTTGGACAGATAACCAAAAAGAACCTAAAACACTAAATATAAAAACTTGGTCAAACTCTACACCAAACTTTGCTACTCACTCTGTCATATATAACAGAGATTTTGTTGAAAGAGATATAGTAGTTATTAAGCCAGCTCCTTTAAAACAACCTTCGTTAACTTTAAGTACTGATTTAGGGCTTGGGCCTACTTCAACTAACGCTGTATATGACTTTACAGATGGGACTACCGCATCAGGAGCTTTAGGTGATGCAATAGAAATTGGCACTTCTGTCTCTATAAACTTAAGCTCTCCTATAAACGTTGAATCAGGAAAAACTTTAACCTTTTCATGTAGCACCGCTAGCAGTGAAGGCTATGAACCTGTAGATGATGAAGGAAATTTAGATACTTATACTTTTACTATAAGCGTTACGTCTATGGATTTAGGCGGTACTGTTGCTAATGGTGTGTTGCAAAGCGGAACCGCTGAGTTGATTTCAGGCTCATTTGACTACGAGGTTGAAACAGCAGGACAGAAAACTCTTTTTGAACTAGGGTTGCCTAGGTTTGCTTATAGGTATAAATACCAAAATAATCAATACTCCCCTTTTTGAACTAGGGTTGCCTAGGTTTGCTTATAGGTATAAATACCAAAATAATCAATACTCCCCTTTTTCTCCTTTTTCTGAAGTAGCGTTCTTGCCTGGTGAATTTGAATATACCGCGTCTAATGGCTATAATTTAGGAATGACAAACCACGTTAGAAGAATTGTTTTAGGGGATTTTGATTCGCCTATACCAGCAGACGTGGTAGAGCTTGATATTCTATACAAGCAAGACAGCGCTACGGCTGTTTACAAGGTAGACACTTTATCTCCTAGTGATCTTGAAATAAACTATGTAGAACACACTATAACAAACAATACCGCCAACACTGTAACGTTTTCTTTTATTAATACTAAGAAAAATGAACAAGAAATATCTGCCTTTTCTACACAAACTGTAACCTTAATAGCTGCTGAAGGCTCTTTATCTCCTTCTTCTGAGCCAGGTGTTACTATAACTAGTATTGATTTAGGCACTGTTTTTGAAGTAGTAAGCGAGCTTATATATTCGCTTCTACCTTCAAACCAACTATTAAGACCCTGGGATAATGTGCCACGGAAAGCAAAGGCTCAAGAAGCTATATCTAATAGAATAATATACGGTAATTATCTTCAAAACTACAACGTGCCACCTAATTTAAAATTTGACACCGCTAACACGCTGGTTAACCAGATACCTATTAGCTTAGTTGGAAGTCCTAATAAGTCTATTAAGTCTTTAAGAACTTACCAATTAGGAGTTGTGTTCAAAGATACATACGGAAGAGAAACACCTGTTTTTACTGATACAACTGGAGTAATTCCTTTGCTAGCTGATGTTTCTGATACCGCAAATAATTTAAAGCTAAAAATTGAATCACCTAGTCCAAAGAATATTGACGGTTCTGAAATGTTTGATAGCTTTAAAATTTTCATAAAAGACCCGTCCGCTGAGTATTACAATGTAATAGCAGATCGCTTGTACCTATCTGAAGACGGTGAAAGCGTCTGGGTTTCAGTTCCTTCTGCAGAAACTAACAAAGTTAAAGAAGGAGACTTTATTGTTTTAAAGAAAAAAGACGGTGCTAATATAGCGGTAAAAGATTATCCTAACAATAAATTTAAAATTTTATCAAAAAAAAATGAAGCGCCAGCTGAGCTTGTTAAAAAGAATCAAGCTATATATACTACTAATTACACATTTGATCAGCAGTTTGGTTCAGGTAATGTTCAAGAGACGCGTCAACCAGGAGCTACTCCAGTTGCTGGTTACAGTGTTTTCTTAATTGAAGGAAGCGCTGGTAACGATGGCGTGAGCGCTCAAGATATGGAATACTGGATTACGGGTAATAAAATACGTTTTACAGATGGTATCAATAGAAGTCAATATTATGAAATATCTCAAGTAGAGCAAGATCCAGGAGGGGTTAACGAACTTAGGGTTTCAATATCTACACCTTTTACAACAGATATAGATTTTTTATATACAGACCCTTCTAATCCAGCTTCTCCACTGGTATCACCTGAAGCTAATACTATAGAAATTTCAGATGAAGTTGAAACTTTAGGTAAAGGCCAATTCGAAGGAAGATTTTTTATAAGACTACAAAAAACACCTACATTGATAGACAACTTCGTGTCTGATGAAGAGTTAATACCTTTAGAGACAACTGTAGTGGGTAGGAGTTACGACGTTGATCGATACACAATTTTTTCAGGGGGTGGAGGACCTCTTCAAAACGAGTCGGGAGCGCAAATTGGCTCTGGAACTAGATTAGATTTTAACACTAGCAAAGTGTATGGAGGTCTTAATTCTGGCCACCCTAATAATAGTGGTAATTATGGAAGTATCTGGAATATTCCATATCAGCCTGGGGAGTATTGGGATTTTGTTTTTGAAAGAAAATTAACAGGTCGAGGCTCTGCTAACTTTCAAAAAGCCTATAAGACAGGTGCTAAAATAAGATTTTCTACGCACCCAGATTCAGTTTATGAAATAAAGTATCTTCACCAGTTTACTCAAACCAGCGGCAGTTCTTACATAAGATATTATACTAGACTAGATAGACCGCTGGAGGCCTCAATATCTCCTTGGCAAATATTTAGAGCTTCTCAAGATAATGGCAACGGCCCGGTTTTTGTGAATGGTAATCAAGTTTTTGTAGGGGCTAGTGGTTTTCCTCCATTCGTAGCACCTAATACAGATGCTTTTGTAACTATTGACGTATTGAAACCAGCAGACGTTATAGAGATTTCATCCTCTGAACCTGCTATTTTTGAAACAGAACCAACCGAAAGAGCTGATTTAGACATTTATTACGAAATATCTAACGCTATACCTATATCTCAATTCAATAATCAACACGAAAGCGCTTGGTTTAATTGTTATTCTTTTGGAAACGGTGTTGAGTCAAATAGAATTAGAGATGATTTTAACGCGCCTTACATAAGCACAGGTACAAAAGCTAATACAGTTTTAGATGAACCGTATAAGGAAGAAAACTTAACTAATACCTTAATATTTTCAGGTATATTTAATACTACTTCTGGGTTAAACAATTTAAATCAATTTATACAAGCTGAAGCAATAACTAAAACTTTAGATCCTCAAAGCGGACCTGTTCAAAAAATGTTTGCTAGAGAAACAGATTTATTAGCTTTTTGTGAAGATAAAGTTGTAAAGATTTTAGCAGATAAAGACGCTATATACAATGCTGATGGCAACCCACAGTTAACAGCTTCTACAAATGTTTTAGGCCAAGCGCTCATACCAGCATCGTTTGGTATGTTTGGAATTGGTAAAAACCCTGAATCGTTTGCTAGTTACGCGTATAGAGTATATTTTACTGACAACGCTAAAGGCAAGGTTCTTAGGTTATCTAACGACGGTGTCACAGAGATAAGTAATTACGGAATGGATGATTTTTTCCAAGACAATTTACCTTTAAATAAAAATGTATTTGGCTTTTACGACAATAGTACAGGTACTTATAATTTAACATTGTCTGAACAAGCTTCTCAGTGGGCTAGTAAGTTTGGAAAATCTACTACTATTTCTTTCGATGAATCTTCTAACGGCTGGTCTAGTAGAAAATCATATACACCTGAGAATGGAATATCAATAAATACTAAGCTATACTCTTTTAAAGATGGTTTAATATATGAGCATGGTAAAAATAATTTGTATAATAATTTCTACGGCGTTCAATACGATAGCTCTTTAACTTTTCTTTTTAACGAAGAATTTAATTCAGTAAAAGGTTTTAAGACAATTAACTATAATGGTAGCAAGTCTAGAGAAAATGTGTATAGTATAGATTTACCTGGCTACACTGGTGTTGATTACTCTATAGCTCAAATTGAGGCTATAAAATCAAGCGGAGGGCCAAACCCAACAAGCGTAGACGTAAACCCTGGATGGTGGGTGTATAACGCTGAAACCAATTTAGAAAAAGGTTCAATACCTGAGTTTATAAATAAAGAAGGTAAATACTTTAATTATATAAAAGGTGAAAACACTACACTTTACAACATTAGCACAGAAGATTTTTCAGTACAAGGAATAGGAAGAGCCTCCTCTATAGAAGGTGAGGGCGTGAGCGTGTTTAATGTAAGAGTATTTGCAGATCCTTCGTGTTTTTCTGCACCGCCTCTGACTGCATTTCCTTTAACTAATACGTCTGTTTCAAGGGTTGAAGGATCCATTTGTCAAGAAGCTTGTGCTTGTGACTATTTAAGTGGGAACATCACTTATACTAGATATCACAACGGGTTAAGCTTGCTTCCTGTGGCGGGAGATACTTTATACGTGGACTCTGAGGGAAAATTCCCAATTTCACCCGCTAGTGATAGTTGGCGTGGAGATGGAATCGGAACTCTTTATAGATTTAACGGAGGCAGCTCTGTAGTTCAAGAAGTTGTAGATTGTCCATAAAAAATAAATATAAATAAAAATCATGAGCACATCAATTGATAATTTTACAGTGTCAGAGGTTAATTGGCAAATATCAACTGGGGAAGAAATCCCTAATACAGTATTAACATTAACCCCAAACGCAGGATATTTTTTAGATGCAAATAATTTCTCGGCAACTATAAGCAGCCCAGTGTCTAATATATATTTTACGCAATCAGGCGACAATGTTTCAATGACAGTTGAATTTGATTCAACCCCTGTTGTTGGCGATTTAGCTATTCCTATATGTATGCAGGGGCGTTCGGATTTAATTGTTTTTACCTTGCAAGTAGATTATAATTATAGCGTATTAAACGCATCCGCTAGCTTACCTCCTGCAACAATAAATAGAGAAGGAATTTACGGTAGTGTTTCTAACATATTTACAAATGCTACTTTTACAGCAGACACTGATTATTACTTTTTAAATACACCAACATGCGTGGTTTCTGTTGGTGATCCTAATAATTACACTATAAGCAATACTAAAACTTATGACACTAACAGTAATCTAACTAGCATATCTTTTACAGCACAATATAATTTTCCGTCGGCTAACGTGTCGGGGGATTTAATATCTATAAACGCTTCTGCAGTAGCTTTACCAACACAAGCACCTATACAAATACGGTCATATTCTTTTTTAAATAGCGAATTTAGCTCAGACGGCGAAACTAGAAGGTTTAGTGTATTTGGCACGCAAGGCGCAAACTGGACCTTAACGGTTAACAATGGAGCAACACCAAGCACTTACAGCAGCGTAGTGCCTTCTGGTGGGCAAGATTTTTTAGATATAAATATACCTTTAGGATTTGGAGTAGATTATACATTCACATTAACAGGGGATTTAATAAGTCCTTTTCCTCAACAAAACCCTTTCACTGTATCACAAGCCGCGGATGTTCCTGTTTTGCAAACAACAGAAGTAACAAATATTACTAACACCACCGCTGATTCTGGTGGTTATAATATTTTACCAACTTTACCAATTACACAAAAAGGAGTAGAATGGAGTGAAACATCTACTTTTGATACTATTGCTGGTTCAACAAACGAAGGCTCAGGCAATTCAGATTTTACTAGTAATATTACAGGATTATCAAAAGACACATACTACTATGTTAGAGCCTACGCAACTAATTCACTTGGAACTGGATATGGTCAAGTTGTTGAATTTTTAACTACCAACCTTGTTGAGTGTGGATCAATAGTTGAAGCTGGCGGATCAGGAATACAGGATGTTGAAATTGAATTAAACCCTAATGGAGGGTTGTTAGCTTTCCTTGTTTATGGATCTACAACTTATCCAGATAAATTTGAAATATTCCATGGAGCTGCAGACCCAACTTTCGGAACCACTATAATAGCTAATAAGAAAGCGACATCAGGTTCAACCGCTAGTGGGAATTCTGGGCCATTTGATAACCTTTACGGTACATCGAACTCAAATCCTTTACCTCCTGCTGTTAGCGCACCAAACACTGGTGATGCAAATCCAAACGGGGGAGTTTTCCCAACTGAAGTCCAAGCTGATGCAGTGCCGCAGTTCATAGCCGCGGACACCAACCCACCTACAAGACAAGTAGAATTTGAATCAGCAACACAAGGACTTTATGACGTACCCTCAATGAGTGTTGGTGGCACAGATTATCAACAAGTACTTTGGTGGTTGTATGATTCAGCAGATTATGCCGTAAGCAATACTGCTATACTTAGAGTTACCGCGCCTCACGACGTCAGCACGCAGTGGACAACGCTTAGACTATGCTGCCCAGATTCAAATTGTGACGAAAATATAACACCATAAAAAATAAAAATAAACTATGGACGAAATAACCCTAGAATTCCCCATGCCACTTAATGTTTCAGTACAAATTGGAGATACAGCTTATTACACAGATGATCTTAATGGTAGAGAAATTGTGCAAATAGGCATCATAACAAATATAGGAGCAAATACTATCACAGCTCAAATACCTAGTAGCACTATTAGACCTACTCTGACATCTTTTATTCTATTTAGCAAAACTAATTTAGCAAATACAAGTGGCTTAAAGGGTTACTATATGGAAACAACTTTTAAAAACGACTCTACTGAAAAAATTGAATTATTTTCTGTAGGATCAGAGATATTTGAGAGTAGCAAATAACATGTAATAATAATATATAAAGTAATAGAATATGATACCAATGGGTGCAATAATGTCAGGAGTCCAAGGAGTCGCAGGCATAGCTAGCGGTTTAATTGGAGCTGGCAAAAGAAAAAGAGAGCAAAGAGCTGCTCAAGCTGAATTTGATACAAGAAAAAGTCAATTTGAGGGCTTAGATACATCAAATTTATATAGTAATTTAGAAAACGTATATGAGGATCTTACTGTAAATCAACAGCAAGCAGAATTTACTAATAGAGCTCAACAACAATCAATGGCTAATACTATGGACACTATGCAAGGCGCAGCCGGAGGATCTGGTATTGCTGCTTTAGCTCAAGCCATGGCGAACCAGGGATCGCAAAACGCAGAAAGAGCAGGTATATCAATAGGTCAGCAAGAAAGATCTAATCAAGCTGCTCAAATGCAACAAGCATCGCAAAACCAGTTATTAGAAAGGCAAGGCGAAGGTCAATCAAGAGCCGCAGAACTAAATAAAGTAAGCACGCTAATGGGTATGTCTGGTCAAAGGCT